GCCACGATGCCGCGCACGCTACCGCCTGCGAATGGGTCAACCACTTGGCCGCCTTCCGGGCTGAACCAGCGAACGGCCAGTTCGCAGACAACCGGGTCGAAGATAGAAGTGTCTTTTCCTCCGAGCGAGCACGTGTCCGACATTCGCAGCAGGTTCTCAGTCCTGCCAACTTCGCTATTTATGCCAAGCGACGCCCAGGCCCGCTTACGTTCCTGCCAATCACCAGAACGCGCATCCAAGATCGTGAACGGCGGCAGCGTAAAGCGTTCCGCCACCGGGCCGCTTGCCTTGGGCTTGATCAATTCGCCGAAAATGTCAGTGCCGAATAGTGCTAGTTCAGTCATTGTGTGTTCCTAAGTTGCGCGCTTCGGATGCAGGCGATGCCTAACAATTCATTCAAGCCGACGCCTACGGCGCGGCTTAATTCAGGTGTTAGGCGTCACATCGACAGATGCTTCTGCCAATATCCCGCCAGGTGCGTAAAGCGCCTCGAACTCTCCGTCCCAAGGCACAAAAGAGCGCGTCCCGTCGTGCATCGCCCAATGCTTGCCGCATCGTGTGCAGCCAACCTTCCGCGCTCCGTGGTTCAGCACGCGCTCCACAACGTAGCGGTGTCCAAATACCGCGCAAATCAACCGTTCGAGCATCTATCCACCCTCCTCGCCTAACACGTCATTCGAGAGGGACGCTTCGCCTATCGGCTTCGCGCCCCTCAATTCAGCGTTAGGCATCGGCTGCAATTGGCCGCCAGAAATCTCGACAGCCGGTTCGCCTTTGCTCTTGTCAGGCAGTTTTCGCCACTTGCGCTTTTCATCAATCGCCGTCGCGCATTCGGTGCTGCACGCCACCAGTTCTTCGTCCCATGGCCCCGGCCCGCCGCTCTTGTGCAAGATCAGCCGGCTGCGCCAGTTCGGACCCCATGCTTGCTCTTTGCCGCAGTGGTCGCACCGCCACACACTTACAGTTTTCGCGTGTCCCATGCCTAACCCTCCATTCGTTCGGACTGTCCGCCTGCGGCGTCCAGCCGCACAATTTCAGCGTGATGGCCATCTTGCGGTAGTGG